TCAAGAGTTAATCTCGCGTTTGTTACGTCGCCTTCTAAACCTTGAAGAAGTGCCACTAGCATCTTTGCATCGTCATGCAGATCCGATATGATGTATTTTTTGTCGTTAAACATTAATACTGGTTCACTTTCGGTTACTTGTGTATTGCTCATTTGAATATATCCTGCCAATTACCTGTCGTGCTCGCCTTAGCATACTCGGTAGCACGGTTTTCAAAAAAGTTGGTATGCTCAACACCATTAAGTATATAGTCTAGCCAAGGGAGTGGGTTTGTTCTTGCATTAAAAATAGTTTTCATACCTATACCTAATAATCTACGATCTGCGATATAGCGAATATATTCTTTTACATCGCTAGCCGTTAAATCAGGTATTTCTGCGTTTGAAAAACAAGTATCAATAAAGTGATCCTCTAATTCTACTGTTTTCTCTGCGGCACAATAAATTTCATATTTCAACTCATCATTCCACAACTCTGCGTTTTCTCTGATAAACTCCTTGAATAGACGACTCATACTTTCAACATGAAGTGTCTCGTCTCTAACACTCCAAGTTACTATCTGTCCCATACCTTTCATAAGGTTATGTCTTGGATAGTTTAATAAAATAGCAAAACTACTAAACAGTTGAACACCTTCTGTGAAAGCACTATATACTGCCATAGTTTTTGCCATGTTATAAGGAGTATCTACAGTAAAGTTACTTAGATACTCATGTTTTTCTTGCATAGCTTGAACTTCATGAAACAATCTATATTCATCATCAGAATATCCTAATGTTTCAAGTAGTAAAGAGTATGCGTCTTGATGTACTGCTTCCATATTTGCGAAAGAAGATAACATCATTCTCACTTCGGGTTGTTTAAATGTAGGAAGGTAATGATTAGCATACCCTCCAGCTACGTCTACATCCGCCTGTGTAAAGAACCTAAAGATATTTGTTAATAATAATTTATTATCAGGTGTGAGTTTCTCACGGAAATCTTTTAGGTCATCTGCCAGATTAACTTCATCTGGAATCCAATGCATTTGGTTCTGCGCTTTGTACGCCTCATAAGCCCATGCATAATTAAAAGGCTTATAAAATTCTCGTTCGTCTAATAAACTCATAATTATCCCTCACAGGCTAAACAGCCTTCTTCATCTTGATAATCAAAAATGTACTCTCTCAAAACTTGGTCTGAGACTACATCAGCTCTTTTTAACGCTTCACTTCTTAAGTAGTATAATGTTTTCATTCTTCTCTTCCATGCTCTCATATGAACATTATGTAGTTCCTGTTTAGAAACATCAGAAGGAAAAAATATATTACAACTCTGTGCTTGACAAATAAACTCTTGTCTATCTGCAGTATGGTCTACAACCCATCTTTGGTCTAGTTCTACTGCAGTTTTAAATACGTTCTTTTCCCAATCACTTAAGCACTCTAAATGTGCGACACTACCACCACTTGTAATTATTGACTTCCAGATTTCTTCTGTATTGAAACCTTTCTCCTCAAGTAATTTCTCCAAAAACTTATTTTTAAGTAGAGAACTACCTGTTTTAGTTTTCTGAGTAAAAGCATTAGCCCTATAAGGCTCAATGCTAGGACTAGTATTCCCACAAATAATGCCACTGCTAGCGTTAGGAGCAATAGCCAATAGATGAGCGTTACGCACACCATGACCAACTCCGTCAGGACACTCACCTCTTTCAAGTGCAAGCTCCTTGGTTGCCTGAATAGCTTTTTCTTTAATGTGGCTAAATGCCCGTAAATTGAACCCCTTTGCCATTGGAGACTCAAATGGTATATTATTTTTTTGTAAATAGGCATGAAATCCCATCGCTCCTAATCCAATACTGCGTTCTTGTGATGCGCTGTATTTTGCTTTAGCAAGTGAATCAGGTGCTTCAGTAATAAATGCTTCTAATACATTATCTAGAAAGCGCACTAAGTCTGATATAAAAAGAGGCTCTTTTTGCCACTCGTCAAACTTCTCAAGATTCACACTTGATAGACAACAAACTGCTGTTCTATCTTCATCAGTAGGTAAAGTTATTTCACTACAAAGATTACTTTGATTGACTTTTAAACCTAGTTCTTTTTGGAACTCTGGTAAAGCATCATTAACAGCATCACCAAACATAATGTAAGGCTCTCCTGTTTCTACTCTGTTTTGAATCAACTTAACCCATAATGTTTTTGCTGATACGGTCTTTGTTACTTCTCCACTATGTGGATCTATCAAATCCCAACTATCGTCAAATCCGTCCTCTTGCGTAGCACCGTCTATTAGTTGCATAAATGCATCAGGTATTACTATCGCATGATGAAGGTTGATTGACTTACGATTGATGTCTCCGCCTGTAGGCTTACGAACATCTAAAAACTCTTCTATTTCGGGGTGGCTAATATCTATATAAGCTGCGTAACTACCTCTACGAGTCACTCCTTGACTAAAAGCTAGCATTTCTGCATCTACTACTTTCATAAAAGGTATCACTCCTGTACTCTCACTTCCATGAGAAGTTTTAGAACCTACACCTCTTAAGTGCCCCCAATAACCACCAATTCCACCTCCTACAGAAGAAAGCCAAGCATTCTCTGTGTAGTGGTCAGTGATTCCGCCCCTGCTATCAGGGATATAATTTAAGAAACAACTAATGGGTAATCCCCTAGATGTTCCACCGTTTGAAAGAATAGGAGTGCTAAACATAAACCATAAGTTGCTAGCATACTCATATATTCTTTGTGCCATCTCATCATTATCTGAAAATGTCTGAGCTGCTCTGGCAAAAGCGTCCTGTGGAGATAATTCTCCCTCTACCATATATCTATCATTTAATGTTTTCACACTAAATTCAGGGAGTATATTATCCCTATCGTAATCTATTTGTATTGCCATAATATTTTAAATGTATGTTGACAATGAATTGTCTATTGTTACTGTATTCTCACTACCAATGGCTTCCTCACAATATGCAAGTAAATCCATTAGCTCCATATTTGTAAGCAAAAGTTCTATGTTCTCATTTAGTGATTGGATATATTTATATCTACTACTAAAAGGTGCAGCATCGTAAATGTCAAATGCATTTCCGAACTCCTTAACTAAACCTTCTGCTCTTTTCGGTCCAATTTGTGGTATACCAGGAACGTTGTCTCCTGTATCTCCCATCAAACATTTTATTGTAATATATTCCTCTACGGAATAGTTGTGTGTATCTTTCCAATTTTCAAATGTTGTCTCTTTTCGGTTAATATAAGAGAATCTTGAAACATTAGGGTTAATAAGTAAATCCCAGTCTCTATCAGTACTCATTAACCATATATGGTCAATTCCGTACTGTTCTCTATTTTGTACTACGTAGGCGGCTATATCATCTGCCTCTACACCTTTGAAGCGCAGAACACACCATCTCTTGTCCATAAGTGCAAGAGTGCGTTCCATTTCTTCTATAAACTTTTGAAAAGCCTCTGCTTCCGCAGGGGTTTGTTTTTCATACTTTTCTTTTCTATTACCCTTATATTCAGGTAATATACCTTGTCTAAAGGTACTACTTCCCCAATCTGCAGCTATTACAATACTGCCACAGTTATAGGAAGTTGCAAGGGACTCTACCGTTCTCATATAGTCCTCTGCGAAATCGGTTCTACCTTGATGCTTCCATCTAAATCCTAGATTAAGTGCATCAATAACTATTACTCTTTCTCTGGGAGACTCTGCTCCCATATCCATAAAATTCTTAGCCATTTATAAACCTCGGTTGTTCAAAGATTAGCCAATCCGTAGCTAAACAAACGTAACAATCCAAGTGCTTTACATACATCCACCTTTCAACCTGTGTAGGTTCATCGCTTTGAGCAACATAAATCTTCGATCTATTATATTTAAAGAATAGTATAGGCTTCTGCCCTCCTTTCTCTGCTTGCTCTGTTGTTTGATCCCACCATTTTATAAACTGGTTAGATGTTGTACTAATTACTTTGTCTGTAAAATGATTATCTTTATAATTTTTTACTTCTATACAGTAATTGTTCTCTTTATTTGGTACAAACAAATCACCTTTCATAAACTCTAATGCGCCTGACATTGGCACTCTTTGAAAATCTAAATTTGTATGTTTCTTTAGTAACTCTTTTACTTGACGCTCTCCTGTAGCGCCTTTCGCTCTTGGGTCTACCATTATTCTTCCTCTTCTACGAATAGGATATCCTGTTCTGTTAATATTACATAAAAGTCGTCTCCAACTTTTAACTTTCTCTGTGCAGCGTGCCATTCAAAATACACGATGTCACCTATTTTTACCTCGAATGGAACTTCAATTCCAGTCTTAGTTAATCGACCGTAGTCACCCAACCCCACGACCTCACCACTATTATCAAGTCTCCGCGATGAATCAGGAATAATAATCCCTCCACTCGTTTCTTTTGACTCGACCTTACCACGTTTTACCATGATATTGTTTTTAATTGTTCGCGGAACGCTATCTACTTCGATATAATCACTTCTTACTTGCGCCATATTTCTCCATTAAATAATTGCTATACTCACTGGTGTACTCCTCGTACTCGAGGTGCTGTCCACCAAATCCTCCATGTTCATCACAAAAATCTAACCATTGTCGCCTACAGAAACTCTCAAACTTATCTAAGTCTGAGGAATCTATAAAATCTAATACTCTTTTTGCTTTGTTCATTCTAAAACATCTTCTCCTGTTTCTTGCTGTCATTCTAACCTACTTATGTTATCTGTCTTTAAGACTTCGATCTTGTCTAATAAGGGGTGAGTCCAGCCATGTGATACTATATAAGTATTCAAACCTTCTTCTCTTAATAGAACTTCTACCAATTTTTCTCTTCCTTGCTCGTCTAATACGTTTATGACTTCATCAAGAAAGAGAACGTTTATGCGGCTTTTCGATATACTACTCATCAATTTTCGTATAGCGATTAAAGTCGCTGTATTAACTCGGGTCAATTCTCCACTGCTTAGTGCAGTAATATCAATTATGTTTCCATTGTCTGTAACCTCTACATTTAACTTGTCATTGGTTACTACGAAATTGATGCTAAATCGCCCATCACTTAATTCTGCTAGATAATCGTTTGCTAAGTCTTCCAACTCCTTTACCATATTCTCGATCTTGTAGGCTATAAGACCGTTGGTGGAGAAAGCTTTTTTAAGGACTTCTATGTGCCCTGCTTTTTCTTCGACTTTAGATAACTTGTCCGTAATTCCCTCAAGTTCTGTTTCAAACTCTGCTGTTTGTTCGAGGATAACTTGGACTCTTGTGTTCTTTTTTGTTCGTTCTTCATTTTCTGTTGCTATTTCCTGTATCTGCGATTTGGCGTGAGAGATTCTCTCTTTCAAAGTTGTAATCTTCTCTTGCAAATCATCAGCGTTATGTACTTCTGTAGGAAGGTCTCTATCAACTCTAGAGTAGAGATCTTCAAACTTGTTCTTTTCTTCTTTATACTTATTATAAGTATTTTTCTCTGCTATTCGAGACTGTATCTCTGTGTCTAGCAGTTCTACTTGTTCCTTATGACTTTCTACTTGTTCTCGTGCTTCTAATATCCACCTCTCTACGAAATTTTCTGTAATTGGTTGTTCACAAGTAGGGCAAGTGCCTTCTAAGTTTTTATACTTTTCTTCTTTCTTTTCCCACTCAGAAACATATCCACCAACTCTACCTTTCTTAGAAATTAAATCATCAAAAGACTCGGGTTCTTCTAAACCACTTTGTATTAACTTCATATCCAGCTGAGCAAATAGTTGCTTATATGTATTATTTTCGTTAATTTTTTGATTTTTTTCGGAAATATTTTCAAAGTCTACTAATAAATTCCTTAATCCTTTCTCATCTTCTTCCGAATATTCAGGTAATTTTATCATTGGAAGTATGGTACTATCATCCAATTTATTGTCATTTAACCATTTTACAATAGTTTTTGATTTTCCATCTAGCTCTGCTAATTCCTGACCTGAAGTCCTTGCGAGCTCACGAAAAACGTCATAATATGCGACATAGTCTTCTAGATTCAATAAATCTATTAGGAACTTCTTCCTATTAGCGTCTGTCGCGGTTAAAAACTGTAGAGAGGCATTTGTATTTTGATATACTAATTGAGTAAATGTTTTAAAATCTAATCCTAATATCTGCTCTACTGTTTTATATGTGTTCGTAGCAGTATGACTGCTTATATCTTCTGCACCTTCGAATAACTTAACTTTTATACTTCCTCTACTTCTTCTTACGTCTATTGAGTAGTCTGTATCTTCTACTGCAAAAGAGAGTTGGATATTATATCCTGCGTTTACAAATCTGTTTTGTATGTCTGCTTTTTTGATGCCTTTACTATTTTTGTTGTATAAGGCTTCTTCGATAATAAGTGGAATGGAAGACTTGCCCATGCCATTGGTACCCACCAGTTGAGTGAGAGTACTATTGTTAAGATTAATATTGTTGTCTTTTCCATAACTAAAGCAGTTATCCCACTTCAGCGTTTTTAGAGTGATCATGAAATATTCCTAATATTTGTGTTACTGTTTCATCCTTTAATTCCAGAATATAACTAAGATACTCTGCGAGCTCCTCTTCCATACTCATTTCTGAATCAAGTATTAGAGTAGCCTCTGTTTTTCTCTTTACTACTTTTTTATCAAGTAATTCAGAGTTTTTAATAAGTGAAAGATCGGCAACATCGCCTTCTAACTCATAGATCGTATAGTCATATGTAGTTGGGATCATGGCGTCAGGGTCAGTCACCGTCTTTCGTATTAATTGTGGCAAACTAAATTCTTTCCACTCCCATTCCCAACTATCTTCATCAATTAAAATATATCCTGTTTTCACTTTAGTTCTGTGAAATTGAGTAGACATTGGACTACCTGGATATACTATATTTAATTGAGTATTAGAATGACTATGTAAATCTCCAGCGAACACTATGGGAAACTGTGCTAACTTATTAAGATCTATCTCGGGAGAGACGTGTGGTGGTATAGAACCTCTTACATGAGTAAATAGTGGTTTCCTAATGTTTAAATCTAAGACAGGATTCCACTTTCTATGTAAGTAGCAATAGGGTAGGATACTGTATTCTTCATTTACCACTATTTCATCTATAACCGTTACCAACGGATTTAATCTCTGGGTTGCCGTTTTGAGCTGCGTAAAGAAGGTCTTATTCTTCTTTGTAGCTTCATGGTTACCATCAAAAATAATTGTGGGAACCTTTACCCTACTAATAAAGTCAAAATATAACTCTAATTCAGGCATTGAGGGGAGTCTATCAAATAAATCTCCCCCAATAATATGCAAACTGACTTCTTTCTCAATCTCTTGGATTTGAGAAAAGAACTCATGATATCGGTTTGTAGCCCATTTTACTGGTACATTCTTCTGTCCGAGTTTAATATGCCAATCTGCAGTAAATAAAATCATGCTATCCTACGAAGTTGTCTCCAGGTTGCCATTCACAGCCTGTAAGGCCTCCAGCTTTTAAAGCTTGGAGTGTTCGTAAAACTTCCTCAGCATTTCTGCCTGTATCTAGCGCATTAACTGATACGTGTTGAACTATACCGTTCGGGTCAATGATATATGTTGCTCTATAATGAACTCCATTTTCATCATCAACTATGCCTAATTCACTACCTAAAGGTAGTCCTGAATCGGCTGCTAAAGGGTATTCAATATCTGATATAAGTGGGTTATTCTCTTTCCATGCAAGTTTACAAAATTCATTATCTCCACTCACGCCAACAACTTTAGCTTCATCAACTAAACTGTTGAACGCGTCTATTTCTGTAGGACATATGAAAGTAAAATCTTTCGGATAAAAGAACATTACTGCCCATTCATCAGTTATATCAAGATTAGATATATAACCGAGTGTGTTATTTTTCTCACACGTCTGCATCATAAAATCTGGAAATTCTTCTCCAACTGTTACCATTTTTGTTCCTCTCCTTCTGAAAATTCTTTAGCAACTTCAGCATCAGGTTCATCATTACCACCTGATCTAATTCTATCTAATAGTTCTTTTTGAGCATCAGCACTTGGTCTAGGTAGAACTTCGTCCATAGACTTAAGTTCTTCTATTAGTGCAAGCTCTTCTTCGTCCAACGCTCTAGTTTTACATCTAAGTACTTGTAATTGGTACTCAACGTTAAAAGCCATTGGACCAGTCTTTACTCTCTTAAAGTGTACGTCCCACCCTGTTTCAGGATCTGTAGGGTCGCCAAGATCTTCTGCAGCAAGCATAACTTGCTCCAATAGTTTTTTCTTTAAGTTGAGTACTTTGACTTGTTTGTCTTTTGGGTCAATACATTGTATCGCGTATGACCAACCGCATTTCATTTCAGGGTTATACTGCCTAACCCAATCTTTCTCTTTGTTATCGAAAGTTTCTGTTGCGCGATTAAAACCAAGACACTCCATAGGAATGTTCTTAGCGTTTTCGCCTTTAATCCAATATACATATCTTGGAAGGATATCTCCTACCATTCTTACAACGTTATCGCCGTCTTGATATTGGAATTGATTTATGGAAGACTTTTTAGCCTTTCCTTCTAGTTGTGCAAATTTTAATGCCATTTATTTCTCCTTTTGGGACTTCTCATAACGGAAGTGAACTTCTCCATCTTCAATTTTAAGTAGCCTATTCTTTTTAATTATGTTCTGCACGCTCTTTGGGAGTCGTGCTAGTTCTAATGTTAATTTATTGTTAGTTAAGTAATCGTTATAACTTCTATAAGAAGCTACAGCGATATATTCAGCCCATTCTGAATCAGAAGCGGACTTACGATGTTTATATATGAACTCTGGATTAAGTAAAAAACTGTCTCCTGAGTAATCCTTTCCATAGAATTTAAATAGTCTATCTCTCTTACTTGTGGGTGGGTAATTATAAGTTACATACCACACTATAAGCATGATGTCAGATACCTTGTTTTTGCTATCTTTCGCTATCTTTTTCCAATTATATCGTATCATATATTATACTAAAAATTTGAACTCCTGTCAAGAAGTATTTTTTCATAGGTCATTTACCTCGTATCCTTGCTTCATATAATATCCTCGTCTATTATTCGCCTGCCTTCGAGCCGTTTTACCTTGTAGATTAATGTCTACTACAACAGGTTGTAACTTGTCTTCCTGTATTCTAATAATACGACCAATTAGCTGCGTTAGAAGAGGTTCATTATTTACAGGTGTTCCTAAAACTAGACAACTTAAGCAGTCTAGTGATACTCCCTCTGAGAAGATGGACTGTGTTCCATATAAGATATGTTTATCTTCCCAAAGTTGTTTCATCATTTTAGGTCTTTCTTCATGAGGTATATCCCCTGTAATTGATATTGCCTCTTCTCCACTTAGTTTAGCACACGTTTTTAGAAATTCTACTCTATCAGAGACAACTAAAACTTTGTGTCCTTTACTAGCATATGCACTTGCTATCATCGCAACAGAGTGCACATATTCTTCTTGGTACGAAAGGTGTGTTACCTTGTTCGCCCAAGGGATATTCTGCCCATCCATAAATCTTACGTCTGAGGCTATGATATCCACTTTCGGCACCATATAGTTTTCTTTCGGTGGTTTATGGACTGTCTGTCCAAAGTAGTCTCTAAAGACCACATGTTTACCATCTTTTCTTTCTATAGTACCTGATAATCCAACCTTATATCTTGCTTTATTTTTATCTAATATTTTAGCAAAAGTTGGACTACTTACGTGATGCATTTCATCTAATATGACTGTTCCAAATTCATCAGAGATGTCTGGGACTCTACGGTATAGAGACTGAACACTTCCGATAACGATTGGACTATCTATATTAAATTTTCCAGCACCAATAATTCCTGCTTCAATTCCAAAGACTTTGGACACTTCAGTTTGCCACTGCTTTAGTAGTGCTAAAGTATGGACAACAACTAATGTTTTCTGTCCAAGATTTGAAGCGATGGCTAAGGCGGTGAAAGTCTTTCCCCAACTTACCCAAGCGTTTATTATACAGCTTTCGTCAACTTTGTCAAAAACTTCTTGCTGGCTAGGTCGTAATTCGAACTTAAACTCAGGGAAGTCCATTGGTTTAGTAACTCTCTTATCAACTATCTCATAGTCCTTCGGAATCAAGTCTTCTCTACCACTTGGAACAGTAATTAAGTCTTTACGGATAATCCCCATGTTCTTAATTGTTATAGGGGGGTCTCTCGGATCGTGATTAGGAATTGTATAAGTTAATTCACTATCGATCTGCTCCTGTTGTCTTGGAGTTGCGTTAAGATATATCCTATTACTTAAAACTGCTTTCATTATATTTTTCGTCTTGTTGATTTTATTTCTTGCTCTAAAAACTCATATATCCGCCACGGCAATCCGTTTAGATATAGTACTTGTGCCCACGAATAATTACTTTTCGGGGGTCTTTTTTCGCTAAAAGAGAAATTAATATCTTTTAGCCAAATCGTAGAAGTTATTCCATTGTCTTCTACTTTTCTAATTCTATGACACACCAACTTCGTAAATGTTGTTTTTTCATAATGATAATACTTTCCTGAAGTATCAACATAGTTTTTCCCTCTGTGTTTTATTAATCCCACTACATCATCAATTTGAAACTTAAGTGGGAATAAGTTTTTTAAAGGTGTTCTCAACCTTCTCTGCCCAATAGTATCCCCAGTTTGGTTTAAATCATCAAGCACTTGGTCTTCAATAAAGACTATGCCATCTTGTTCCCAGATATTATCTGAGTTTAAAACGTAAACTGGGTACACTAAATCGAACTTAACCATATAGCTTTTCATACTTGCCAAAGCTATAATCTTCTCCTATATCATAGTCACACCCAACAGGTGCGCCATTTATATAAATACCTCTATCCATCTGCACAAACTCTGTCAATTTCTTACTGTATGCGTCAATCTCATGATGTGGGCACTCAGCTAAAATTGAGTCATGCACTAGAGCGAAGATTCTACTCTTTAGCCCGTTATCTTTTATATAGTTATTCATGTCAATCGCAGCTAATAGGTTAATATCAGAAGATACAGATTGTACTAAGAAATTAATACCACTCCTTACTTCATGACTTGCGATACCTTTATCAGCGCTTCTAACATTTTCTAATCTACGCTTTCTACCAAAAGTAGAGTATAAGTAAGCGTTAGATTCTATAAATTCTTTCTGTTCTTCTAACCAATGTTTTAATCGACTGAACTGTTCGAAATATTGATTAATTACTTTCTGTGCGTCTTGAACAGAAAAGTATGAACCCGAATCTTTAGTAACTTGCTGGGAAATTTTATTAGGCCCAGCTCCATACATTATACCGAAAGTAACAGCTTTAGCTGCCTGTCTTTCAAATGTATATTGTTCTGCAACTTCATCTACCTCACATGGTAGTCTAAATACTAATTTAGCAATAGAACTATGAAAGTTTCCACCAGATTTAAACACTTCACTTAAGTTTCTGTCTCCAGACAAAGCTGCAGCCACATATACTTCTGCTGTGGTTAAATCCATTGCTACTATTTGATTACCTTCTTTGGCTCTTATACAACCCTTAACAATAGGGTTATCTCTAGGTATTTGTTGCATATTCAGTTTACCACTAGAAGATAGTCTACCAGAAGTGGTACTATGTAGATTAAAGTTTGTTCTTAATCTACTGTCTCTATCAAGTTGTGGTATAATCTTATCTAAATAAGTATTTTTAATTTTAGACTTCTGACGAATATCTAAAATTAGGTTAGGTACTGCGTGTTGTTCTGCTAACTGTCCTAATACTTCTGCATCAGTTGAGTGAGCGCCTGTACCTGTTTTCTTACCCGTAGGTTGCAATCCTATAGCATCGAATAATAAACTTCGTAATTGAACTGTGCTATTCGGATTGAATTCTTTTCCTTGTGCTGTTTCAAACATCTGCACTTCTTTAAAGCTGTACAGCTTATCAATAGCTTCTTGTATATCCTTCTCCATAAGTTCTTGCGCTTCTTCTAATCTTCTTCTATCAAAAGGAACGCCATTATCCTGACAATCTTTAAGGAATATCATTCCTGGCATTAGAATGTCTTTATATACTTTTACAAGTCTTGGGTTTTTGTTAAGAGCTTCGTTCATAAGCTCATACAATTCAAAGGTAACAGCAGCATCCATTGCTGCATATACCTGCATTACATCAAAAGGGATAGATTCCCAAGTGAATTGGGTTTTCAATACTCCATTTCGTTTGCAATAATCTGCTATATAATCATGTAACTCCTGTTCATAGTTCCCATATTTAGTATGTTTCAAAGCTAATTGCTTTAATCCATGTGTGCCAGGATTCTCATTTAACATATAATGCATTAGCATTGTGTCCTCTATACGAGGGAACTCAAAGCCAAAATGGTACTCCAACATTGCTAAGTCAAACTTAGCATTATGAAATACGGTTATCTTCTTGGTAAAGAGCTTCTGGAGTAGTATCTCCACGTCCTCGTCTACCACGTCTGTTAAAATGTATACTCCATGATCTCTGCAGTAAGCGAGACTTAGTCCTAAAATGTGACCGTCTCTTGGGTACAACCCTGTTGTTTCTGTGTCGCAAGCTATATAGCTTGTTTCCGCGTTTAACGCTTCGTTTATCCATGCAATCGCCTCTTCCTTGTTATCAATTCCGTAGAACGTCTCTGTAGATATATCTACTGGTTGTAATTCTCCACTAATATAACCTAGTATGGTACTTAGTGAATCCTCCCATGTCCTTCTAGCCTCGGGCTTAAAGGCGAGCATAGCGGGGTTGATAACTGGGAGGAATTTATCATTAATAAGTCTCCCGCTATGCTCTGTTATCGACCTCTCAGGAGTAAAGTATTGTAGTGCTTCACTTCCTACGAGGATAATCCAATCGTAAGCATCAAGATCTATCTCGATATCTACGTCTCTTTTTAAAACTTTTTTAATATCTGGATTACTAGACAAATGAAAATGGTCAAATTCAAACTCATTATTAAAATGTCGAACATAATCCGTTCTGTTTGGTGCTTTATCTATTAAAGCAACGGCTGGTTGGTTAGTCATATAAATACTCTCTTAATCTTTTTACTCTATCTTCTGGCAAGTCCCCTGGGTCTACCCCATCAGGCATCTTTACTATATATGCCAGAAGTTCTACTTGTTCACATAAGTCTGCAACTTTCTCTGCAGCCTCTCTCCCTGCGGTGTCTCCATCAAACATAATATCTACTTGACGAACACCTATAAATTTCAGCATATTTAGTTTATATGCATCAATGTTTTGTGTGCCGAAGCAACACATTGCGTTTTCTAAACCTTTATCATGAAGGTTTATCGCATCAAAAATTCCTTCCACCAATAATACTCTACCTAAAATAGGTTTAGCATTATGAGGAAATAAAGGCAACTTAGACTTTGGAGGATAGATTAAGTACTTTGGTACTTGTGTTTTATCCTGATGTCTACCAATAAAGGCTCGTATTGCACCTGTGATATCAGCTATAGGAAAGACAACCCTTCCTATAAATTGTGATTCATGATGTGTAAATGCTTCAAATTTTGCGTATGTCTTAGGTTTTATACTTCTAAAGTTACCAATATACGGCATTATATCTGCTGGTGGCACGAGTCCTATATTTTGTGCCCTTACTTCTTCAATTTTCTTCTTTATATTATTTCTTTTAATCTCAAGGTGACTAACTGGGGCGTCAAAGTATTTGAAGATATTTCCTTTGAAACCGCAGGCGAAACAGTTAAATATACCTGTTATTTTATCAATACGCATAGAAGGGTTACTATCATCATGTTCTGGGTTTAGACAACCCACAACGTAGTCCGCACCTTGATTGCGAAAAACTAATTTATGTTTATGTAATAATTCGTCTACGTTCATATTAAAATAGTTAGTATAAATAGTATTAGTACTAATAGTCCTAATACTTTTAACAGTTCTTTACCTTTTTCCATTATTCCTGGTTCAGTTTCCATTTAAGCTCTTCTCCTAAATCTTCGTAATATGTCATTTCGACACCCGTACTCGTTGTGTCGTGATCATAATACAGGCTTTTAAATACAAGCTCCCATAATTGAAATGTAATAGCTATGATTCGATTTCTTTCTTCTTCATCTCCCCATAGATAATACAAGTTGTGATAGTCTTCTTCAAATTGCATAACTCGAATATCTATATCATAGTTAGGATCAGTTTTCCTAATCTCATGAACAGCTCTGAGTCTCTGCCCTCCAGCGATTGCCCAGTGAGTGCTTAAGCATAGTATAGGATTATGCATACCTTCTGCTAATAAACTCTCCATTAGAGGTTCATTAACTGGAATGTTTTCTATATTCTCCGCGACCGTTGGTTGTTCTAGCAACCACGATGCTCTGCGACTGTACCACCTGTGTGGTGGTAGCGCTACTAATTCTGCGGACTTTTGTCCAATTCTATCACTTGCCATTATAACTCCTGTACGTCCTCGCCTGTGGACATTTCTTTCTTTAAAGCATCTCTCTGTTTTGGTGTCATAGAAGATTGAGGACCAATCTTTAACGTGTCCCATGCTATTTGAGAGGAGAAGTCTTCAATTGGACCATTCCTCATCTTCTTACACTCGAAAGTCATGCATTGATCTCCAGGCTCCCAAGTCTCTAATGAGTAGGCTGCGTCTGCGGCATCTAAAATACCTTTTGCGAAACGAGCTTCCCCTGTGGCATCAACCTGATATGGACTTACATATAAGCACTTATGTTCTTGTGCGTATTGTTTCAAAGTTTTACTAACTTCGATTTGTTCAGTCCAATCATATTGACCACCTTTACTTGGAAGAGTGGAGCGTTTTACTTGATTAATATAGTCTACAATTACAACTCCTATATCAAGATAGTTCATTCGAACTTCCACTTCAGCTTTAATTTTAGCTAAAGTAAGGGCTGGATCATAGACTATATCTAGTTGTCTATCTAATCTCAATGGAAGTTTAATCAAAGTTTCTTGAAACTTATCATAATCTCCATGAGTATAATATTCACTTAGAATGTTAGCGCTACCTTCATATCGACTCGCGTTCCACTCAGCAAGTTTATTAAACTCTTTTTGAGTGAGCATACGATTTCTTAGTCGCTCTAAAGGAATACCTGTAGCAATTGATGCCATTCTTCTAAATGTCTGGTCTTTCGTCATTTCTATTGTAAAGAAAATACTACTCTTACCAGATTCGTACTGATTTACTGCTATGTTTGCACATACCAAAGATTTACCACTACCTCTACGACCACCGATCAGTACTAAATCGGTCTTCGAAAAATGATTTTTAGAATCATACTCTGTATTTAAACCAAGTGGTATGTAGTTTTTCAACTGTTCCTCTGTTTCTAAAGGATTAATCTTCTGCATATTTATTTCTTCAGAGTCTTGAATTTCTACTTTATTTCGCATATCTACTGATATATCTTCTAAAGCTAATATATGTTCTTCTGCGCTTGACATAGACACAGAATTATCCACATACTTCTCTAGTTTATTTAAGAGTTCGCCATGTGTATATTCGTTTTTTAAGTATTCTAATAGATGATATGCCTCTGAATCCACATCTAAAGTTTCAATCGCAAAGATTTTTTCTTTGATAGACTGGTCTCTCAGACTTAGTTTTAAGTCGTCAAATGTGGGTAGAGATTTGAAGTTCGAGAAATGTGTTTCTACGGCTCTAAAGATTGGTTGGTATTCTGCGGGTAAATAATGAGGTTCAAGAGCACCCCAGGTTTCCATGTCCTGTTCGACAATTATCTTATTAATAAGTGCTGAACTTATGTTCATTATTCTCCCAAATTATTGTGCAAAAGAAAGCGTGGTCAAGTTGCCTTAACCACGCCTCTAGGGTGAAAAGATTTAGCTGGATGCTTTTTCTTTTCTTGCTGCTCCATCGTAGTCTGCGCAAGCAAGACCTCTTCTGGTCAACATAGTTTTCACACCTCTGACTGTTTTGCCGATTTCCTCAGCAATTTGGTCAACTGTGTGGTCAGAGATATCCCCAAGCGCAGTAAGCGCATCTACTTTAGATGCAGCTGTGCTTTCTCTTTGAGAAGGGATAGCATCTATCTCACCTGTTCTCAGGAAGGATAGGGCTTTGCCTCTGATTGAATTAACGGGCTTTCCAAGAGCATCTGCGATGTCTTCAACGAAAGCGCCGTTGCCAACCATTTCTAAGAATGTAGCTTCTTCAGATTCAGAATAAGTTCTGACTGAAGCAGGCTTCTCAGTTGGTTTAACGTGTGAAGTCAATTCCATAGAAAGAATCTTTCCTTGAATTGATTTTGCACTATATTTTCCGCCTTCAAATGCGGAAGCTATATCAGCGTATGTGTATGATCCAGAGTTATCTGAAACAAATGCTGATAAGGTTGCTTCTTCCTGTTCAGAAAAAGTTCTAGTAGAAACTGAAGATGCGAGTTCGACCTCGAATCCCATTTTTCTTAATTTAGAACTAACTGATCTAGGAGAAGTTTCAAGCTCGTCAGCTGCGTTTGCAACTGTAGCTTGTGATACGGGTGACTCCCCGCCTACGAAATCAGTCAATGATTGAGTTCGTTCTTCTGTCCACTTAGGTACTGCCATGTTTTTCTCCAATTAGCTTTTTTATGTTTGTTATTATTGTTATTCCTTTTGTTTCTGCCGATTTTGTTTTAGCACTTGCTATTCCACTTTCGTTGACTAGGATAGTTACATCTTTTGTAAGAGTATCTTTTACTCTATAACCATACTTTTCTAACTCTGCTTTTGCTTCTGCCTTCGTTTTATATGAAGTCAAGCGTCCTGAGATACAAACTACTTCGTTTATATCGACTACTGGTACTCCTTCGAAAATGTCTGCTTTCCATGTGAAAGGTAGAGTTTGGTATCTGTTCTTGTATTCTGTTTTATACCAACTACAGATGTTAGTTGTAACTTTTGGACCTAACCCCGCTTCACTACATTTCTTCTCGGTTAATTCATCAATGTGATTAATCGTATTGCATAACTTCTGAGAAGCTGTAGATCCAAAAAGTGGTATCGCAAAGGCGGGTAACAGTTCTTGCAAGTTAGCATTTTTGCTTAATTCGATTTCATTTACTAACTTTGTTGCTAATTTATCTGAACCGAGCCTTTCTTCTATAAACTCTTTCGACAATGAGTATATATCTTCTATACACTCTAGATCAAGTTTTTCTATGGTCTTTGATCCAAGACCTTTGATTCTAAGTTTTTTAGAGAAACCTTCGACAATCTTTGAGTTCTTTGCTGGGCAACTTGAGTTGTTGCAATAAAGTTGATCGGTTATCAACTCTAGTGATGAGCCACATGAAGGGCATACATCAGGAATTCTTATTGCTTGTTGTTTCATCTATTTCTTTTTTATCAATTATTATATTATACTAAATCTGACATCAAATGTCAAGACTTATTTTTCCGCAAGTCCTACAATTCTAGGAATTATTTCTCCACTCCTTATCACCTCAACTCTACAACCTATGTAAAGTCCGAGTGCTTCTATGTAAGCCTTGTTGTGTAGTGTTGCTCTACTAACTGTAGCCTCTCCTATAACACAGGGTTCTAGAATAGCTACTGGTGAGACCACTCCTGACTTTCCTACTTGCCATATGACATCTAGCAAAGTTGTGATAACACCTTCCTTTTGTTCTTTTAATGCATAAGCCCCTCTTGGGTGGTGGCTCGTATATCCTAAGTCTCGAAATTTTTCGTTTTCGTCAAGACGCCAAACCGTACCATCATGAGGAAATTGTGCCCAATCCTTGTCTAAAACCGTAGAAAAGCTACGGCTTTGTAATAAGTTCATATCCTTTGTCCAATGAGTCATAATACATGGCTCAAGTCCGTAGGCTATAAAAAACAAGTCGCGGGAGAGAAATTCGGGAATGTCCTTCAGATTTAAAGCACCTGCGGCATAATTTCTCGAATTGGGTACGGATTTGGGAGCAACTACCTCCCCCGTAACTTGAAGAATCTTCAT